CATACCCTCTCTCTTTTAGTCCTCCCTAAATAAAAAAGCAGTCGGGTCGGGTCGGGTCGGGTTGTCGGGTTAGTTTTTTTGTTGTAGATATACCAATATAACACATAACAACACTATCCTTCAGGTTTTCCTCAGATGGTTCTGACGGGTTATGACGTTGGTAGTGAAAATAAATATACACAAGAGTTGACAAGTTGTATCCTATACTTTATATTAGATACTTAATCATTACATAGGAGAAAAATTATGATTAGAAAATATGAAATGGAGGCTATGGCTAATCAAGTTATGGTCGGGTTAGATGAAAGGATTGAAAAACTAAAGAATGATGCTCGTAAAACTTCACAATACAAAGCTATTGAGAAGAAGCACAAGCAGTTGTTAGCCTTGAATAAAAAAAAACGTGAGCTTGTCAAAGAGCTAGATTATTTAAAAGCAGAACTCAATGACGATATACATGATTTTAACGATAATTCTAATACTAGCAAAAATTGTAGACTACAGAATTTGTCTTGGAATGATTCGCAGTTGGTATTTAACTGCAATAAGTATGCAATCAAAAGCGACATAGAAGAAAAGCTAACTGTTGCTTTAATTAAACCAGATGCACAAAAATATATTGAAAAGATAATTGCAAAAGTGGTTGACTCTATTCAATTATAATGGCACAAGCCCGATAGAAATGTCGGGCTACTTTTGTCGGGAGTCGGGTGTCGGGTTTTGCTATACGAGTATTAACTAAAACACACAGTTATATACAAATATTAATATCCGAGGCCGTCCCAGACGAGAGATGGCGACCAGCAGGTCTTAAAAAAAACATATACTTTTTTTCAAAAAAGGGTTGACAATTTGTATCCATTTGTTATTATATAAACTCATTTAATTACATAGGAGAAAATAAATGGCATTTGATAATAAAGCTTACTTAACCAAAGAGTTAGAAAAGCACAGAATGATACTAGCTGGTTTGGTACAACAAGCCGTAGAGAATGATGAGCCACTAGATAGTTTCATCATTCAGAAACAGGAAGATACAGTCGATAGATTTGTGCAAGCTGTTCAGGACTGCGAGTAAAAGAACTGCCCGATGAAAGTCGGGCATTTCACAAGTCGGGGAGTCGGGATTGTGATTAAGTTATCAGTTATATGGACACACAAGTATCAGGAATACACAGTAAACGAAACGAAGAAGTCCCATCTCAGGTTTTGCTGCATTAATAAAAATAAACTATTGACAAGTTGTATCCAGATGTTAAGATAGTTCTTTTACATACAGGAGGATTAAATGTATAAGATAGTAAGGTTTTGTTTAGATGAAAATCACCCAGACCATAGAAAGGTTATTAAGACTGGGTTGACCGAGGAAGAAGCCCAGGAGCATTGCCAAAGAGAAGACACACACGAGCCTGGCGTTTGGTTTGACGGTTATACAGAAGAATAAATGGAACTGTTAATATTTTGGGGTTTTGTTCTTGTGGTGGTTTTCCTATTGTCGGGTCGGGATTGAGTAAGCTCCTATGCCCTATCCGATAGACTGCCACAAGCCTATCACAATACAAAGTTTGCTGGAGACCAGGGGCTGGAAAAAAAAGATGAAAAAGGTGTTGCAATTTGTATCCAATAGATTTAAAATAGACACATAATAAATTAAATAGGAGTGATTTATGGCATACAAAGTTTTACCTCACACACAAAACAAAGATTATTCATTTACTTGTGACAGATGTAATTCTCCAATCTACGAAGATGAAGAAATGCAAATCAAACACTATCCGTATAAAAAATATGGAATGGATTGTTGGGAGAAAGTAGAAACAAGACATTATTGTTGGAGGTGTAAAGATGAATAAAAAGTTTTATGGTTATGTCGGGTATTGCCATAGGAATTTACCACGAGCGTGGTCGGTATCTTTAGAGCAATGCACACAAGAAGCAGAAAGATTTTGCAAACAGAATCCAAAGCACATGACTAGAAAAGGCATTTGGATTTACGAACTAGATAAAGAAAAGACATTGAAAAAAGTTATAAATAATTGTTGACATCTTGTATCCAATAACCGATAATAGATGTATCTTTAATAAACATATAGGAGGTTTTATGAAGATTCAGTTGAGACTTACAATAGAGGGTCAGTTGATTGGTGGAGGTTGGGAAGATAATTGTCAATCTTTAATAGTAAACGGTGTAGAGATAATCAGAAATGGTCAGCCAAATTTGGAACTCGCACAAATAGAGGAACAACAAGAAGATGTTCCTACATTAAGGGAGATTAACTAATGAAAGATTTATTAAACAAACTTGATACAGAAACAAGAGAGCTCGTGAGGTTACAAAAACATTACGACAAAATTGGCGATAAGTATTTCAAGAAGTGGGAAAAGCTTAGAGATAAGGAAGATGCAGAAATGTGGAACATATGGAACGCAATTCTTAAACAACAACAAGTGGTTGATAATCTACATCTAAAAAAAGGAGCTTAATATTAGATGTAGATAATAAGGTCGGACATCTTGAGGGAGCATAATGCTCCCTTTTTTTATGTCTCGGAGTCCCAGCAGGACACAAAAAGCATGTCGGTATGCCATCTGAGATAGGGGGGGGACACAAATAAGGTTGCATCTATATATAGACACACAAGGATAATAACTCACACAAATAAAAAACATATTTCACACATTTCTCTTTTTTATGTTAATATCTGATGTAAACAGCGAGGTACCACATGGACGAAGATATGATGGGTATGCAGGTTCAACCTGTAATGCAACCAGAACAACCAATGATGCAAGGGACTCCTGGCCCTCAAAATATGCCAGGTCAAATGCAATCAGAAATAGACTCAATCTCAGAATCTGATAGAGCAGAAGCAAAACAAGCCCTCACGCAAATTATACAAATTTTACAACAAATGGTATCTCAAGGTGCTTCAGAGCAAGAAATACAAGCTTTTTTGCAACAAGTAGGCTTAACTATGGAAGAGTTGCAACAAGCTAGGGAAATGTTTGGAATATAATGGGATTACCAGCAATACCAGCAGCGTTAGGAGGATTAACAGCAGCAGCTAAAGGGGCACAAATGGCACGTGGAGCAGGTATGGCAGCAGGAGGTATAGGCGGTTTAGCAAGAATGGCAGAAGGTGGTCCAATGTTTATGCGTAATGAACCTAATATATTTTCTATAGACGCAGAAATTTCTAACCTTATGGACGAGTACGATATGGTTGTTCGTAACATACCATTTGCAGAAACCATAGAAGAAAAACAAATGGCTGAAATGCGTGCACAAAACGTGGCTAACGAGATTGACCAATTACAACAGCAAAAAATAGCAATTCAAGCTCAAAATGTTCCGTCTAATATGAATCTAGCTAATCCACAAAGGTCAGAAATAGACAGCATATTAAATAAAATTTCTATCAGATAGCCTCTCATGGCTGACACAACACCAACTTATAGCCAAATCAAAGAGCAGATTGAAGCAGGCAATATGCGTGAAGCTTATCGTGTTTTTGAACAATTACCCATAAAAGACCAAATAGCCATTAGTGTCGCTCCAGGTATAGGAGATGCTTTGGCTGCTTACGAAGTTGGAGAGTTTGGTCGTAGAGGCGTAACAGCATTTAGAGAGGGTAAAAAGTTAGGTGCCGCAGGTAATATTGCTTTAGCTGGTCTCGCAGGCATAAGTTTGATTCCTTTATTTAGATTCCTTCGTGGTGCAAGAGGTGTAGCAAAAACTGCCCCAAAAGCAGTCGACTCTCCAAAAAAAACTGAAAAACCCCCTGTAGTAGAAGAGCCGCTGTCACTTCCTGCACCCAAGGACGATTTACCCGAAGTTACGGAGTTTGTGCCAAAACCCTTGGCAGAAATGAATTACAGAATTGGTCCACAACAACCAGAGCTTGCTTCAAAAGCCAGGAAATACCTTAATAATATGCAGGTTGCTGGTACAAGAAAAATAAATACTAAGTTAGATGACTTAACACCTGATGAGTGGGTAAACGAATTTGGTAAGTTAGGGCCAGAAATTTTTGGTGAACTAAGATTGTTAAATGTAATTACAGAATCTGGTGACATACACCCTAAATTACTTAAATCTGCAGGTGAAGGTAGAACTATAACTAAAAAAGGTTTAGACAACTATCTTGCAAGAGAGCAAAGCAACGCAATCAATGCACGTACTGTGCAGCCTGGACAAGAAGGATACATAAGTGACACTTTAACCAATTCACTTTTAAGTAACAAAGAACAAAACATATATTTCTTAAGAGCACCTAAAAGTGTGAAACCCAGAAGTGTTAATAACATACATATGACAGAGTTCAACCAAGATGGTTTAAGAGGCAATAGACACTACACATTTGATGGGTATGCT